GCCTTTAATAGCTCCAGGCGCGTACACGTTGTAATATTCTTGTTCAACTTGTTTTACTACGATTTTGTAACTATACCAACCTAGTGGATTATAATTAGCATCCGTAGAAACACCATTGTACAAACCAGGTATACCAGTAGATTCATTTTTATCAAATCCAACGCCTGTTAGAATACTATTAAATTGAACTTTTAATGAATCTCCAGGAAATGTTATTGAATCACTGTTTGCATTATAAGGTAAATAAACAGTATCAGCTCCAAAAGCAGTACCACTAGATTGATTTGTATTACTAGATAATATAGTTGTAGATTGTCTACCATATCTATCTGCTAGAACAACTCCAACTTGATAATTTCTATTTTGTTTTAAACTATGGTTTGGATATTCTACACGTGACTTTGCGTTTCCATATGCATTAGCAGTAGCTAATTTTTCTGTAGCACCTATTTGGTAATTAATACCAGAAGGTGGTGTATGTTTATTTTGAAAATTACTATAAACAATTCTATTACTAATAACCTCTTGCCCAAAAGCTTTTACGGGTATTTTATCATAAACCCTTATTATTTCATTAGAAGGTAGAGTTTTAAAAGGTTTAGTTGATAAATAATTATATTCAAGAACTGTTTCTGATCCTGATAATGTGCTAACTTGTATAGTGTCTACAACTTGAACAGCTAATGCGTCTGATTCTTTATATAAAATATCTATTTCAGTAATTAAATATTTAGAAGATAAATTAGCCTTTGTGTCAGGAAGTGGTATTTGCAGACCTATCTGAGTAACTTTATTTTCCATAAAGTCAACAATAGTACTTGCAACTGCTTGTTCTTCATCACCAGATATAAAATAACCATCTTGCTTAGGTATAAAAGCAACTTGCGTGAATGGAGCTATTATAGAATACTCACCATCTATAAATTTAAATCTATAACTAAATCTTACAAATTTATCTTCTAAATACTGAGGATCACCAGAAAAATTTGGATTGTAGTAAGGATTATTAGTTGTTCCATCAGGTAGCTTTTCACTACTAACATCTTGCATTGTTGTTTGTGTAGCTGCAAGAGTAAAAGTTAATATGTCTGTAGCAGTTAAACTTTGAGCTTGGCTAAGCGTTACAACTCCTGTGCTAGGAACAAAGCTAACTACAGTAGGACTACCTGTAATACCAGTACCTGTAACTGTAGCACCTACTAAAATATTACCTGTAGTAGAAGTTACTGTAACTGTAACAGAACTTGTCGTAGGAAGTGTTACAACCCCAGTTCCTATTACTGTAGTTTCTATCAAATCAATAGCTTGATAAGGATTATATTTAGCTACAGATATTTGATCTTCAGTAGTGTAATAAGTAGGAGTAGTTAATCTTTGAGGATTTGCTAAGTCAACATTTATTTTTCTAGGTTGATTTCTATTGTCTGTAAAAAACAATAAATTTTCTAATAAGTTTACACCTATAATAGGTCTATCTTTAGAAAAATTTAAAAAAGCACCTTCAATTAATTTTGTTATAACATCTCCGTTTATATCATAAGAAAAAATAGAGTTTTTAGCGGTTGTGCTGTATATAGATTGTCCTAATGTTCTTGGATCTGTATAATCTGTAAAAAATAAATATACTGTACTGTTGAATTCATCAACAAAATAACCTATACAATCACCTACGGTATAACCAGCTATAGTTGTAAAATTAACAATACTTGAATTACCAAGCACATTTTCTAAAGCACCTACGTCATCACCTTCAGACTTGCTAATTTGTACGTTCTGAGCATCACGATATTCGCCATTAGGCACTAATCTAGAATCTAAATCTTTATTCATTTTAGATTTTAGAAAAGAATTTTTAACTTCAGCCATTTAATTTTAGTGTTTTATCCATTTAGATTTACCTCGCATAACCTGTACAAACTCATTTAGTTTTATATTAGATAAACGTATTTTAGCATTACGTAGTTTTGCAGACTTTTCTTTTTTAAGTCTTTGTACTACATACTCCGGTTGATTTATTCTAGTAGATATAATAGCATGCGATATATATGCATATAAAGCTTCTTCCGCCATTTTAGGTATTTCAGTATCTAAATCACTAGAAAGACCATCTGATATATATTCTAAGTTTATTATTTTATCAACTAAGTTGTTAGAAAAAGATATTTTATTTGTTCTATTGTTGATATTAAAATAACCATTAGCATTAGCATACTGAGGTTCAAGACCGTACTGCTGGCCATAGCCAACCATACCAATATAATCATTAAAAAACTCAGCTGCCACTAATGGATCATTTAGTAAATTTATTTGATTATTAAAACCATTTTTATTCCACCTATCGTCTATTATAGAGTTAGCTGATTTTATATTATTGTCAAAGCTATCTTGTATAGGCACGCCTTGATTGTCTTGTATTGGAAGTTCTATTGGGCTTTGATGAAGATTGTTTGTAGGTAGTATAACATGCTGACGACCTGTTTGGTCCACCCAATATATGTTTACATAGTTAACGTAGTCTTGAGGAATTACTACGCTTAAATTTTTAGGAACTGTAAGCTCTTGAGATTTTTTACTTCTTAATGTATCATAGCTAAATTCTTGCAAACCTCTTTTAGCGTGAAATATAACATCAGTACGCTTTACGCTTGGTATTAATTTACCAACTCCTACATAAGCTATTAAAAAATTATTTACAACTTCATTTAGTTTAGTATAAGAATATGATCCATAATTATCTTCTACAACTGTGCCATACGCTTTATCTGCAATAGTGGCACCGTAATTACCACCATCTAATTTTTTAAGCTGCACAACAACAACTGTGTTAGCTGCAAGAGCACCTGTGATTGTTATAGAATTTCCAGATACTGTATACGCACTAGTGTATTCTGTATATGTACCCGCTGTGCCTGTAGGGCTTGTATATAATTTAAAGTTATTTAAAGCATAATTTGCAGAAGTTTGCGCAAATGCTTTAAAAATTAAATCAGTATCAAATGTAGTTGTAAAAACTTGACCTGCAGTACCACCAGCGTCACTAATAAAGCCTTGAGCTCCTTCGTAGTATTGTCTATTGTTTTCTTGCATTAGTGCCATACGTTAGCTTTTTGCGTTTATATCATTTTGTTGTATTTCAGCAGAAGCCGCTTGTACAATTTGAGGATCTCTTATAATTATACCTGAATATTGAAGTATTCTTAATATAACATTAACTTGTTCAGATGGTAATAATTCAAAATTTTGAGAACCTGTAGAAGTATAAATATATTGACCTACATTTCCCTGTGTAAAATTCCATTTTATGTCTAGTGGCTTTCTAATAAAAGAAGCTTTTATATTAGCCGTTATAGTTTTTGGATTTACAAATAGTTCATTACTCTCGTATAAATACGTTGGAAATTGTTTTGTTGATTTTGTAAGAGCAGATCTTTCTATATTATAAAAGTCGAATCTTTGAAGTCTTTGTATTTCGACAGGTAAAGTATCTGGCTCTTCTAGCGTGATGGTTCCTAATGTATAAAAAGAAAATTGATTTTGGCCTGGATTATCGTCATATACAATAGCAAATCCAGATGTATCATCTAAAGCTGGCAAAGCAAACTCTCCTGCATTACCAGTATAAGGACACGTGCCAATACATTTAAATACAGATAATTTTTCGTCTATGTTTAATTGTCTATCAGAATAATCATAGTCGGCTTGTGGTACGCGTAACTGTTGATTTAAATCATCAAAATATTGTTCAAATATATCTAACTGAACCTGTGTTGCTGTTTTATTAAACTCATCAGGTGTGATATAACCACGTTGCTCTTTGTTAAGTATAAGTAAAACGGTTTGATATACAGTATTTACGTTTATTGCCATTGATTTTTTATTTATATACAGGGCGCATTACACGCCCTGATATATTATTACATGTTAGAGAAGTTTTTTCTCTATTGATTTGTAAACTTCTACGCCTTCGTCAGTTTTAAACCACGCAGCCATTGCTGAGTATGGGTTTTCATCAAACGGTACGTTCATTAGTTTTCTTCCATTACTACCCCAAGTAAATGTTCTTTGATCTTGTGATAGATTAATAACTCCATTTTCTGTAGCTACAATTGCTATATTACGTAATTGTACATTTTCATCATTAGCAAGTTCTACAAATAAAGATGGATTCTTTTTAGCAAACAACAACAAATCGCGTTTAAGTTCTTTAGAGCTCATCTTAGATACCTTAGAACCAACTTCAACACGCATGATAGCTTCTATTTGATCTATATCCATAGACTTAGCAGCATTAAGCGCGTCAATTTGTAGTTCTAATTCATCAAGCTCGTCTTCAGCTTCTTCAACCGCACTGTATTCTTCGTATAGTTTACCTTTTAAAGGGTGGTATAATGAAAGTAATTTTTGTAGGTTTTGTTTTTGTTTAGGTACAACAAGAGTGCCGTCTTTAAACATAATGTGACCTAAAGTTGCTTCTCCTTTTTGTTCATCAACGAGAGGCGAATCTTGGTTAGTCGCGTATCTTATTTCTCTTTGTTTACCTGTTACAGAATCAAAATATAATAACGCGTGTTTTCTTGTGTGTCGTCCCGGAATTTTAAGTGTTAAAGGTGATTTATTTCCTTTTAAAAAATAAACACGTTCTTTAATTTCCCATTCAGATTTATTTGACTTATTTTCTATAGTTTTAGTCTTAACTGTTTGTTGAGGTGCAACCTCAGTTGTTTCTACTGCTTTAGCTTCTTTAGCCATGATATAATAAAATTAAATAGTTAAAAAAATAATATCCTCCGCCCGAAGACGGAGGTTATTATTAAAATTGAATCATTAGATTCCTTTGAATAGTACAAAGTTGTTAGCAGCTTGAGTTACCAAACATCTTTCAGATAGGAAGTTTACTTCCATAGCGTCAAGAGTTGAAGTAAACGCGCCACCAGCTGAACCAGTCAACCAAGACTTCATACGACGATCATCGCTTTCAGATGCTCTATATCGTACGTGCAAGAATGGACGACGAATATTAGATCCTAAAATTTGATCGTATACTGTACTTGTTCCAGCAGGAACTAATACACCTTCAATAGAGTTGATACCATTAATAGCACCACGAGTAGAAGCGTCATTTAGATATTTCCAATCAGTCTTATAGAAATCGTAAGAACCTCTACGGAATCCAGAGAATCCTAAGTTCAATGCCATTTCTTCAGAGTTTTCGAAAAGACCAAATGCAGTACCTCCAGCAGCACCACCAGATATAGCAGCTAGCATATCATCAAAGTCAAGTGAAGTCTGACGTTGTAAAAACAACATGTTTTCTTCAATAGCACCTTGAGTGTCTAGGTTTTTAAGAATGTTATCAAACTCATCGATTCCAGCAGCGGCAGTAAATCCTACTTCTACGTTACCACGAGATTGAATAGCAGCAAATAAACCTTCAGTACCAGCCAAAGTAGCTACAGTTGTAGTAGTAGCACCTTGGTTATACTCACCTTCTACTAATGCCATTTCTAGGTAATCTTCAAAACGCAAGCGAGTTTCAGATTCAGCCTTTAAATACCATAAATATCCAGAAGTACCATCTTCAGTTGCAACTTCTACCCAACCAATTTGTGCCATATCAGAACCACTAATAACATATTGGTCTCTAATAATGATTGGAGAGTTAGAAAATTGAGTTAACTGAGGTGTTACAGATACTCTTGTGTTAGCAGCTTGCGCGCCAACTCCAGCAGAAGCACCACCTAAGTTGCTACCTTTTACATATGCAGAACCATATACAAATATCTTAATACCAGCACCAGCTGTAATACCAGCAGCAACAAGACCAGCACCACCAACAAATGGAGCAACCTCAATAGTACCACCATTTCCAGGAGCACCACCAGCAGCTACAGTTGTAGAAGCAGTTACTAAAGCTTTTACCTCTGCACCTGTTGCAGGGTCTAATACAACAATAGTATCGTTAATAGATATAACGTTTCTAGCTGTGTTAGGTATTGTAATTACGTTTGTTGCACCAGCACCACCACCATCAGCACCAACAGTTACATTATCATAAGATATATGTAAACGGTTTTGCTCAGACCAAATTACTTGATCAGATGTCATTGGCATTTCTGCACCAACCATACGTAAGAATCCAGATAACGTTCTGTTTCCATAACGCTCTACTTCTTGTTCGTAAATCTCAGGTAAATACTGTTGTGCGAAATCTTCGCCAGCACCTGTGTTAAATTGTAGGTAGTTACTCGCCAACAACTGTTGAGTTGAAGACGGAATTAAACTACCAAATTGTGGAGTTAAAGCCATAATTTATTATTTAGTTAGTTAAATTTTTTTGTTTTGATTTTTAATTTTGAAGAATCAGCACCGCTTATTGCTTTTACTTTAAACCCACCAATATAAACGTCACCTGAAGCACTTTGCCTAGGTTCATTACTTATGTTTTTAGATTTAGCCATAACATCTTTAACTGCATCGGCTTTGCCTTGCTCGTAAAAATGTTGCGCTATAGTATCAGCATTACGAGCTGCGTATATAGCTTTATGGTAACCTTTAGTATCTGTTATTTCACCTTTTTCATTTAAGAACGTCTTAATAAAATTTGCAATATCAGATTGATTTTCTGCTACCTGTGTTGGATTTTTAACACCATATCTAAATTTTTTATCACTAACTTTAAAATCGAAACCTTCGAAATCATTATTTAATAATTTTTTAGTACGGTCAATAAAATCAACGTGCTTTTCTTTTACAGCTTGCTGCTCTTCGTTGTATCGGTTGAAAAACTCTGTTGCTTTCTTTTGCTCTTGGGTTACGCCCGGTCTCAACTTGATCTCGTCGTAATATTTCTCCTTAAGTTGTTCAAGAAAGCTCTTAGCCTTGGCAACCTCCTCTTTAAACGCAATTTTTCTTTTGCGTATATCTTTTGGTTCGTCGATATCTTCATCATAATTAAAATCTTCTAATAAAAGACTTACGTCTTCAGAATCTAAATGTGGTTTAGTTTGTTTATAATACTCACGTATTAAAGTTTGGTTATCAACATTGGTATAATCTGCATTAAGCCTAACATAGTCTTCTACAGTTCCGCCAGTCTCTTCCATAAAAGAAACTAGCTTTTCAATATTTTCAGGTAGAACTCTTTGCTCTTGCGCAGGTTGTTCTACTTCTTTAGTTACTTCAGGTTGTTTTTCTTTTTTCTCTTCTTCTTCAGTATCTTCAATAACAGTTAAAGGAGATGCTATTTTTTCGTCGGAGGTCCGTACTTCTTCAACCACTTCTTTGCTGTCGCCACTGTCTTTGGACTCTTCGACAACAACATCGCTATCATTTGTCTCTTGTGTTTGAACGGCATTTTCTTTTTCTTCTTTTGTTTCTTCGTTTGGTATTACAACTTTTGTAACATTTGATTCTACTTCTACTAAAGGTTCTTTCATGTTAACTTTAATAGGTTCGTTTGTGTTATTACCTAAATTTTTAGGCTTAGAAAGAGTTTTTACTTTAAACTCTCCTTCTTGTTTTATTTCTTCTGACATAATATAATAATATAAAATTAAAGGATTTTATTTTCAACGAGGCTCAAACTGTTCTAGTCCAAACCCTCCTAGTGAGTCAAATCCAGATGACTCAAAGTTTTTAGGTAGTTCATCGTTTTGACGCTGTGAAATCATTTCTGATTGCTGCGTACCTATAATTCTAGCACGCTCGTCTTTACGATTTTCTATTTCGCTTTCTTTAGTTTTTTCAACATCAGCTCTAGCTCTTGCTAACTGTATATTGTAATTAAATTCTTCAGCCATTAGCTCTCTTTTTATTTGAGCTTCTGTCTGCATACGTTGTATTTCAAACTGTGATTTAGCTTGTTCAATATTAACTTTTTCTTGCGTAAGCGCTTGTTGTTTTTGAACTTCAGCCATAGCTGCTTGCTCAGCAGATTCAGCATTAGCCTGTGCTTGCGCTTGTATATTTGCTTGCTGTGCTTGCTGATCTCTTTCTCTTTTTTTCTTTTGACTTAGTTTAAGATATTGATTAGCAAGTTTTATATTAGTTATTTGTCTAATATCAATTGCATCTTCTAACCCAATTTGCCCTGCTTGTAAAGATATTTGAATATTTTTTTCAAGCATTTGTTTTTCGTCTTCTTCAGGTTCTAACTCTAAAAATATACCAAACTCATGCATGTTTAATTTATCAACTTCTTTTAAAGTTGCTACATTAAATGAATTTATAGAATTTAACAAAGCTTCTTTTAAAAGTGGAAAACTTAACGAATCTGCTATTCTTAAACTTATATTCTCAGCAGAACGAACTGTTAAATACATTAAAGACTGCAATATATGTTTAGTAGCCGTGTTCGATGCAGCTGCTGCTAATTTTTGTAAACCAACTAATGAATCTTTAGCGGGTTGACTACCATCTCTAGCTTCGTTAAGTCCGGTTACGTCTCTAATCATTTGTAAGTAATACTGATATGTCTGTATAAGCGCTTGTATTTTAGCCATACCAGAAGATGTTTGTAACTCTTGAATAGGTACTTTACCTCTATTAGGATCGCCATCTTGAGTTAAGCTTCTACCTACTATACTACCAGTTTGAAAATACATATTTAAAGCTTCAGCTGGATTATAGTTTGTACCATTACCAAGATCAACTTCTGCTAAACCGTCTACATCTACATAAACACCATCTGGTACCATACGTGATAGTACTTGTTGTAATTTTAAATGCGTTAGCTGTATCATATCGGCAAAACCCACACATTTACTTACAACACTTTCTATACGACCTTTGTACATTCTAGGCGCTGATATAGCATAATTCATTTCAACTTTAGTTTGGTTACTATATGGCCTAGTCATGTTTTCAGCTAGTTCCCATTTAAGCATTTTTTCTTGGCCTAATATTTTAGCGCCACTATATAAAACCTCTATAGCCCTGTGTACTTTATTAAAGTTATTAGTTTCGGGCGGATCAAAAGAGTCGTCTTTTTCAAGAGCTTTTTCAAGTCCTTGATCTGTTTGTTTTATTTTAAATACTTGATTTTGATAAGTTTTATATTCAAAATATAATACTTGTATTAAGTTTTTGTCGTAATCATAATTATAAAAATTATTTCTATAGTTATTATTACCAGCATATTTTTGTATTTCTTCAAGTTCTGATTGAGTTAAATCAGGAAATTGTTTTTTAATTTCTTCAAGAGATAAACTTTTAACTTCACCTACGTAGTATATGTCTTCAAAATTAGGATCATCTGTATAAGAGTAAATCAAACTAGCAGGATCTACATAATCAACAGTAACTCCATTTGCTAAATTAAAATCTGTTTTAACACAACTAATACCTATAACCGCTAAGTCGTAAGCTAAACGTTTTTTTGTTTCTTCATATTTATTATAATCAAAAACATTAGATATTGCTTCTTCTTCTGCTATCTCAATAGCTTGCTTGTAGTTTAATTGAATATATAAATCTAGTTCTTCTTTACTTTCAGGAAGATTTGTTGGATCTGACGTGTAAGATAAATCAGCTCCTAAATTCTGTTGTATAGATTCTAAAAGAGGTTTAGCGTTCATGTCTCTAAGTATGTTCGCTGTGTAATCGGTTCTTTCTTTTAAAGCAAATGGATCTGTTGCAAATGATTTTATTTCATAACCCTTGTCTGTCATACCGTTAACTACAATATCTACAAATTTAGATAATACAGCTACTGGTTTCCAGTCTAAGTTTAAATAAGATAAATCACCGTTAGTAGATAATTCGTCTTTGTATTTTGCTACACTTTGTTCTCCTCTAGCATAAAGTCTTAAATCATTAAACCTAGCCCAGTTTGTTCCAAACCTTCCGCCAGTTCCAGTTCCTCTGTCTCCTCTAAACCATTCGTCTTCCACAGCTTTTGCTACGGCTAAACCATATTCATAAGTCTTTTTCTCTGCATCTGGTACTACCTGACTTGGAAAAGTGCTACTAGAATTAGTATAAATCATCTATTTTATTATTTTTGAAATACTACCTTGGTTATCAAACTTCTTGAAGCCCAAAGGAACAACATTTTTTTTAACTACGTTTACAGGTGTATACCTATTTTTATTGCAAGCCATTATTGCTAG